TCGTCAAAGTTGTTGTTGACTTTTACGAACGCTTGTCTTAGGTCATCACCTGTTCCATCGTTTGCTAGTGTTCCTACATTTATTCTACTTATTGCCATTTTTCTTTCCTAAGTTATTACGCTATAATTGAGCCTTGGTTTGCAGTATTCACCCAACCATTTGTACCATATAGTAATGTTATATTATCGTTTACATCAGCCATTGTAATTGTTGTTCCAGTAGCAAGTGTAGTCGGAGTAATTGTTGCGTCACCGCCATCTACTATCATACTAATTATTTTTATTTGTCCTGCTACACCATCTGCAAGTGTGTAGTCATCTGCGCCAGTTGTTGTAATTTCAGTAATGTATGATGTTACGTCAATTGCTCCAGGGCCACTAATTTGTTGCACACTTCCTATCATAGTTTGTTGTGCTGGTGTTGCTGTATGTGTTACTTCGCCTGTTGAAGCATCATACATCAATGTAGTTGTACCACTACCACTTCTAATTGGTTTAATTACTAAACTACTTGCTGTAGTATTTTCTACTGCACTACCTGTTGCGTTGATTACAATTGAGTTTGCGGCTTGGTTAGTTTCACCTGCTAATTTTCCAATTGCTATTGCAACAGTACCTTGAGTTTCTCTACCTGCTGAGTGACCAATTGCTACTGCGGATACACCTTGATCATTTTGTCCAGCGTAACGTCCAAGTGCTGTAGCCTGTGCGCCTTGTCTTTCTCTACCAGCAGAAGTACCAACTGCTGTAGCCTGTGAACCTTGATCTGTTGTGCCAGCGTATGGTCCAATTGCTATTCCACCATATGCTTGGTTAGTTACACCTGTGTTTTCACCAAGTGCAATTTTATCTTCACTTGTTCTTATACTTGTTGTATCTACTACACCAACGATCTTGTTGTTGTTACCATCTACAAGTAAAGTTGAATCATCTCCAAATACACTACCTTCAACGTCACCGTCAAGTGTACCTACGTGAGCTCCGTTAATTGTACCTGCAAAGTATGCATTTTTAAATCTTACTGCGTCTGTACCTAAGTCCCAAAGGTTATGTTGGTTAGCATTAGGTCTAACATGTCCTCTTATTGTTCCGTCTAAATTTACCGCCGCTAATATACTATCTATAAGTATAGTTGAATCATCTGCAAAAACACTACCAACTAAATCACCAGTGTTGTTTACGTCTATTGTAACTGCTCCATTTTGTATATCTGCTAATGTTAAATAGCCTGCATCGTTTACAAGTACACTTACACTTGCTCCTGGTTGTACTGCTGTTGCAGCCAATCCGCCTTGTGCTGTTGTTGCGGCATCTGTGATTCCGTATCCTGCTAGTGTTGTTGGAGTTGCTGTTAAATCTGCAAATGCTACTGTAGTTAAGTAACCTACATTATTTGTAAGTGTACCAACATTATCGCCTGGAACTAATACATTCAAATCATCAGTTAAGTCACTTAATTGAGTTGGACCACCTGTAATATCTGAAAATGCACCTGTAACTGCTACAGTTGCTAATTCAGTTCCGCCCTTTTTAATACTAGTTGCATTAATTTCGTTTGCGCTTACTGTGCCACTTGCTGTTACATCTACAACACCAATAACACTGTTACCAGTAAGTTGTAGATTATCGCCATTTGGAATTTCTCTAATTTTGTTGCCGTTTGTTGTGTCAACAACTAATGGATATCTATTTGCCATTGTTTTCCTCGCTTACTGTATTTATTTGCTTTGGTTCCATGCTTATCATCGGTGCTCCGTTTCCGTTCGGATAAAACGTAAAAGTTTGTCCTGTGCGATCATCAGTTTGAACAACTGGTTTATTTTTAATGTTGTTTATGTTATTGTCAGACATTATACTCTACCTACTACTACTTCAACTGTTCCTTTTTCTGTTGTATCTTTAGTACCAATTGCTTTACCAATTACACTTCCTACTTTAGGATCATTGTCAACAATAGCATATCCTGGTATTGCACTTGCAACCAACATATCACCTTTGGCAACTTTTCCAATTACATTTACAGGAACTTTACCTTGTAGTGCTGTAAGTGTTTTTATACCTGGACATCCTTCGTTCATAGTATAAGCACTTTGATCACTTACTACACCAGCTACTCTTGTTGTACGATGTTCTGTACTTTGTGTAACATCTTTGTCGCCACCAAATACAAGTACTGTTCCAACTGCGTATTCTACATCACCTTCATAGTACTCAGCTAAGTCAGCGTATGTTGCTTGCATACGTGATCCAGCTGTTAAACTCCAGTTACCTGTAAAGCTACCTGCTGTTGCTGCTGCACCTGTTGTGATAGTAGTAGTTGTTACTTGACCAAATTCAACATTACTTGCTGTACCTAATCCGTCAACAGTTGCACTGATATTACCAGCTGCACTTAAGGTTTGATTTACACCTGTTTGTCCTGTAGTATCACTTACACTTAGCACCATAGTACCTGTAGTATTATTAGGTACTGTTATTGTGCCTGTGCCTTTTGTAATATTGCCACTTAGTTTAAGTGTATCGTTTACATAAACACTTCCTGTTCCGTTTGCTGATAAATTTAAATCAGTGTTGTCACTAATACTTGTAATAGCATCAGTTTCAATACCTGTTCCAGTAACTTTTGCTTCTACAGTTCCGCCTGTAACAAAAGTAATAACATCAGCACCACCTTCACTAAATCCTGTATTTGTTCCTAATCCAATACCTGCACCACTTGAGTCTTTTTCGTTTGGTGCTTCAATGAATGAAGTATATAACCAGCGTGTTGCTATAGCACTAGTTTCTTCTGTTGTGCCTGCACCACCTACTGAACCATAAGCACTGTTAGCATGGAATGTACTTTCAGTTGGTGCAACACTCATCTCACCAACTTTAATATTTCCGCCTGTGTTAATAGTTGGTTTACTTGCGCCACTTGCTGTTAGGATAGTTCCTTGTCCTGGTGTCTTAAATGATAGTGTGCCTAAGTTTTCACTTAGTACTACGTTACTTGCTGTACCACCTACAATAAATGATGTCGCTTGTAAACTTCCATCGTTTCTGCGTTTTGCAATACTTGTGTTTTCATTTTCGTAACTTATTTCACTTGTGCTATATGCACCAGTACCAGTTTTAACTAATATTTGCCCTGGGTCACCTACAATACTTCCACTTGAGAAGTAAGGTAGTACAGCAGCAAAATCTCCGTCTGCTAGTCCTAATCCTTGATCAATAACTTGTGCAAATGTTACACTTTCTGCTCTACCTGTGCTTGGTTGTTGTCTACCAATTACTGTGTCAGTTGTAAGCTCTGGAAGTTTTGCATAATCAACTCCACGATCTCGTAAACTTATATAACCTGTACGTTTAATACTTTGTACAAATACAGTAGCTAAACTTGCCGGAGATGCTGTAACACCAGTTGTATTGTTAAATGTTGATCTTGAAAGTATAGTTGCATCAGCTACCCAAGTATCACCTGTTCTAATAAGAGCAGTTGTGCTATTTGTAACATCATTTACAACAACACCTGTGTTTGTTCCTTGAGTAAGTGTATCACCTGTAATTAATGTAAGTGTTCCACCTTGAACAGTTATTTCAATATCTTCTGCAAAACTTTCATCTTCAAATGCTGCTAAGCCTCTTGATGTTTGTCCTGTTCTACCGTTTGTGCCGTCACCATCAACTCCTAGTAATCCTGTACTGTCAGCTAATGTACCTGCACGATTCATCATTATTTTATTTTGTGCAATGTTAGCATCGTCATTTACATCGCTGTTAATAATAGATTGTGCTTCAAGTTGTAAATCAATTTCAGTACTTGATGCTAGTCTGTTTACTGTAATATTGACATCACTTGTTGTTGCTTCAACTGCGTTTGTAACTTCGTCTACTGGATTCTCAAGTACATTGGCTGTTGTTGCACCTGGTGATCCTACAACTCCGTTATTAATTGGACTTGCTGTAGTACTAAAGTCACCTACTGTTGTTAGGTTGTAAGTAACAATTCTTATGTTCTGATTAAGAACTTTATCAAATCTAGATTCAAGTGCTACAACAGTACCTTGTGCTGTACCGTCAGTAATAGTTCCTCCAATTGTAAACAGTCCTGGCGATTCTGGCTCAACTACTAAACGCTGAGATCCTGTAGGAGCAAGTATTTGTTTACTCTTATTTGGAGTTGTAACTGTGTGTATTGTTACGTTTCTTAAATCATCTAATTCATCGTAATTACTAACTGCTTGACTAACAAAATCTTTTGTTGTTGCATCGTTGTCATCTGTTGGATCTAGTAAGTTTTTAATTTGCTTACTATTTGCATTTAAGTTAGCTTCTAAAGGTGTTGACCCATCTAATGCTAAAAAGCCCGGAGCAAATCTAGCTGTACCAGTTAGTTGTGCTGTACCGTCATGTCCTAAACGTCTACTTACATAACTTGCAACTGCTTTTTCAGTTGGCACTGCGGTATCAGACAAGTCAGTAAATAATTCATCATTTGAGAATTCATCAATAGTAACACCATCTTTAAATCCTAATGATGCTGCTCTTGAAATACCAACGTCACCTGCAAATGTAATACTACCAGTTGATTGATCAACAACAAAATACTTACCTACACGGAAGAATCCATCATTGTCACTACTGATAAAGAATACTCTACCTTTTCTACGTTCCCATACTTGTGCTTTACTTGCTGTGTCAGCATCTTGATATGCTGGTGCTTTAGCATTTGATCCACCAATTGGTTCACCAAGCAATACATTTGGATAGTTACTTGTATTAAATCCGCCTGTACCAATTTCTGTAAAGTCGTGTCCTGTTGCTCTAAGTAACGATATTGCAACCGTAATTTCAGCTGTTGCTCCTGCAGGTAATCCGCAGAATATCTCACGCTCTGCTGTTGGTACTAATCTAATTCCTGCTGCACCTGATCCATTTACATCTGTACTTGCAACAGTTTGTGTTTCAATATACCAAACACTTGAGAAGTCAGCCCAACGACCTCCGCTAGTGTAAGTTGTAAATGTAGTACCGTCTAGTGTCCCAGTTAATGCTGAGTCTGTATATAATTCATAAGTGTTTGTAGTAACATTATTAACGTAATAATTTTTACCGTTAAGTTCTGTCATTCCACCTACGTTTTCAAACTCTACTCTATCACCGTTTGACAGGTTGTGACTTGCACTAGTAACTACTACAGGATTAGCTGCTGTTATTGCAGTAATATTGCCTTTAGTAATTGCATCGTAATCAATAACTTGTAATACTCTTCCTCCGTATGCGAAAACCATACCTCCGGCATAGCCTGCATCACCAGGGTTACGTATTACTTGTGTTACTGCATTTGTTGAATCTTGTACAATTCTAGTTGCACTAATACTATCTAATTTTTTAATTGCTAAGAATGTATCAGTTACTGCATTACCTAATGTTCCACCACCACTTGGAGCACTTGTTCCTATGTTCAAGTAATCAATAGTTGGAGTTACATAATTAAAGTCTGCATCAAATGTTACTTTAGTTTCGTCAGCTTGTAAGTCTTGGTTTTGATCATCTTTTTGTGTAAAGCCTGTACTTCTATATGTTGTAGTATCACTTTCATCAAAGTTAATAGCAGTACTTGGACGTTCACTAATATCCGGAGTATCAACATTATCAAAGATAAAGTTTTCACCTTGTCTGTATTCTACTAATGTATCATGTGCTACGTTGCCTTGTAAGTCTGGGAAGAAGTCTGTATTAGATCCTGCTTCTTGAATACTTAAACGATAGACTCTGTTACTGAATGTACCGGCTGTAGTTTGATAAACTGCTGTTATTGGAATAGTTATATCATTAGTACTAGCTACACCGCCTATATCTCCACCATCTACAGTAACAGTATTTCCTACGGCATATCCGTTACCAACATTTGATACAACTGCTGTAGCCGCACCTGATACAACAGTAATTGTAAATGTAGCACCTACACCACTGCCAGTTGTTGATTTTTGTGCAACGGCAGCATAAACACCGTCACTACCTGGAGTTCCAGTTATACTAGAATTATCAATAGTTTCAATACCTGTTGCTACAATCGATCCTGTATCTCCGTCAACACCGTCTGCATCTGAGTCTGATAAGTTTTGGATATTTGTAATTTTATAATTAAGTGAACCTGTTGCACCGCCGTGGTTAATTGTAACATAAGCATTTTTCATTGGCTCTTGTTTAAAGTCGTACAACGTTAATACAGTATCACCAGATGCGTTTGTTAACCCACCGTGTGTAAATGCTTTTACAGGTTGTGTCATGTTTCTTAGTGTAGTAACCTGATCTGGAATTTCGTTTGGATCAGCACCTTCAGCAACTAAACCAAAGTTACCATAACCGTTTGAACCGTTAAGTGATCTAATCTCTGAACCGTTTGCTGCATAGTATGCCGCATGTGTGTAGTATGTAAACATACTAACCATTTCAGAGAACGCACCGTTTGTAGTTACAAGTCCGTATCCTAAGTCGTTAATTTGTGTAAAGTCGTTTCCTAGTATTGATCTATTACCAGCAGTTTGTAAGAATATATCTTGGTTGTAATCATTTTCATCATGACCAACTGCTCCAATTAAATCAGTTCCAGCAAAGTTCCAACCATTACTACCGTTTGAACCTGGATCTAAGTAAATTATTGCTCTACCTAATCCGCTATCATAATTTGAAATAGCATTAACTTGAAAACGCTGACCTTTGTAATAGAATGGTGCTGGAAGTTCTGGTAATCTTAATTTTAGTCCTTGACCTTCACCACCAACGTCTTGTGATTCTACATAAAGTGTAAATGCATTTAGAGCAACACTTCCGTTAGCATCAGTATAGTTACCACTGTTGCCTTGTACTCGCATTGGAATGTTACCTGCAAACGCATCAACAAACATACCACCTCTAAACGCTTTTTTGTTTTCACTCTTTGAAAAACTTGAAGCAGTTTGAATGTAAGGTGATTTAGTTAAAATTTGTCCTGTTGGATCAAGCACACACATAAAGCCGCCGTGTCCTTGTACAGTCACGTTACGAACAATAGTTGCATCGTCCATCATAAACACATCCATCTCGTCATTGCGTTTAGGTGGATTATAGTCTGAATCAAATGCAAACGCTACTACATCAACAAGTTGTCCAACTACTGTAACACTGCTTGTTACTTGTATCCATTGTGTTGTGTCAGTAAGCTGTTGGTACGTTGCTGATAGTACATCAGTATCTTCATCACTTGCTGCAGATACATGATTTTTTAATGCTCTATAATATAAAGTTCCTTTTTTAACAAAGTCACCTTGTTTGTACGTAACACCAGTTGCCCAATCTGGTTCAGCTTTTCCTTGCGAAATATCTGGATCAAAGTTAGTGCCTGGATTTTTAGTAGGTGCCGTTGCTACAAGTAATTGTGCTGTTAGTGTACTAATATAATTAATTGCCGCAGCTGTTTCTGTTTCTTGTCCGCTTACTGCGCCAGTATAATACTCGCCCTGGTTTTCTAAAGCAAATTCTTTTCCGCCATTTTTTAAATCTTTTACAATACCGTCAACAATTATTCCTGTATCTCTACGACACTTTGTTTCATTGTAAACTAATGATGGATATGTTGTATTAATAAAATATATTACTTCGTCTTGTATAAATTCTTTGTTCTCGTCAACAATAGATGCTGCTGTTGAATATTTTCCTAAGTTAGTTACTGCTCCACCTACATTTGATTCCTTTGTATTATCTTTCAAATAATGATAACCAAAGAACCCTTGTTCAACACCAGTTTGATTTATAAACGGAGTACCGGTTGTAGTAAGCGTTAAGCCGTCAAATTCTTTATCTCTATAAAAATATGTGTTAGCGTATACACTTTGTGATATACGTTCTTTAGGACGTATAATTACTCGTCTAAATTCGTCTCCTTTTAATGAAACGTTTTTAGTAAGTTTAATTGGATAGTCTTCTTCATATTGTCCTGACTCAACTTTAATAGTAATTTGTTTTTTCTTAACAAAGTTACCCATTTCAATTTCTTCACCTGATTCAAAGTTTTTAGGTTCTAAAAGTTGTAAGTAAAAGTCAGTTGAGTTTGTGTCTTGTACTGATGTAATAATTCTACCAATAGCACCTGAACGTTTACCACGTAGTACTTTACCAGGAATTGCATCAACGTTATCTGGATCTGTTTGATTTAACTGTCCGTTAGTACCATTAACCATTGTAATTTCATATCTGTTACCAAATGCTATATCTGCACCTGCTTCAATACCATTCGAAATAATAGTTCTTATTAAACTAACATTATTGCTTACAGAGCTTGCACCATTAGGTTCAGCACCACCTGATCCGCCATCCCATACAGCAGATTGTGTTGTATCCTGTTGGAATTTAGTTTGGTAACGTAACCCAATGTCACCACTTACAAAAGGAGTGTAAGCACTGTTATCAAATGCTGTAGTTAGTGCTTCATCGGTGAATAATTCAAAACTAGTTGTATCAATTACTTTTACAAATGCAAACTGACCTTCTATCTCAGTCATACCTGCAATAGTATCAAACTCTACAATGTTTCCGTTTTTCAAACCGTGTGTTGTAGTAGTTGTAACAAGTGACGGTGTGTCTCCAGACTTCCTAACAATACTTTGTATTGCTTTTTCGTTTAATAATTTATTTTGTAAAATTGCATTTGTTATAATTTCGCTTAAGAATCTAAAACTATCATCTGTTTGCAATTTTTGTGATGTAATTGCAATACGTCCACTTACACTTGAGTAATATCGTTCACCGGCTGTTCTTGAAAGATAGTTAGCATTGTTTCCTCGTTCTGCATCTAATCTTAAACTATCAACAATTAATCCTAGGTCACGTTCGCATGTTGCTACATTGTAAGTAAAAGTTGGATATGTGTATCTAATATAATTAGAAACTTCTGCAACAATATATGCTTTGTTTAATCGTAGCGTAGCACTTGTAATTGAGTTTACAGGATTTTCTACTCCTGCTGTAATAACTGTACTGTCAACATTCGAACTGTGTTGTAATGTTTGGAAGTATGGTCCTGGTTCTTCAGGAGCTGTTTTAATTAATTCTGCTGCACGTCTAGCGGCTGCATTAATTGTTGCGTATGCATAAACGTTGGCAGTTCCTTCTTTACCTGGTGGCACACCTGCCATGCTATCATTGCCTGCTGTGCTTACAAATAAAACTTCAGGTGAACTATACGCTGTGTTGTCAACATAATATTTTGTTGCGGCTTGTAAATCTGCGTCACCATTAGGTGTTCCATCACCAGCAAGATCACCTGGATGGTCAAATAATGTTAGAGCACCTTCCATAGTATCGCCTTGACGTCTTACAATTGCATCACGTGGCATACCTACGTCTTTTAAGAAGTTACCTTCTAGTGTACTATCAAAACCAGAATCAGTTATTGTATGAGAATCGTCGTCTGCAATAGTTCCGCTTACACTAATTTTATTGTTAGCTGCTTCAGTTGCACTTTCTGTTTGTGCTTGTGACGCTGTAGCATACAATCCAATTTGGTCGTCGTTTATGTATCTAATATAATATGTTGTTCCACTTGTAATTCCAGTTGGATCAGTATCTTCTGCTTGGAAAATAAATGCTGTACCATTAGCACCACTATCATATCCGTGGCCTGAGATAAACAAGTTACCATCTACATAATTTGTAATTGTTTTTGTAAATTGTGTTCTTGTTGCAGGTTCAGCTGCAATTCTAATAGGTAACCCGCTTGTAATATAACGTCTGTCACCATAGCCTTTTGTAATTACTAAATCATCAATTGTGTATGAAGTTGATCTACCTGGCTGTGAGTTAATAGCTGTTGCCGCACTGTCACTAATCTGCACACCTGCAATACCAAAGTTAGCTGCATCTAAGTGACTACCTAGTGTAGGATTAACATTGTCGTCTACTAAGGCACTAAATGATGTTGATAAAATAATCTTACCTGGAACACTAACAACATCTACAGTAATACTATCATCTGTTGCAGCATCTAAATCTGAGTCACTTCCAATTGTACTATACCTAATTGCATTGCCTGCACTATTAGTTGTAATAAGTTTTCCTGCTTCAAGAGTCTCTGGAGTATCACCTAGTGTAGTAAATGATATTTGCCCACCTACTCCAAATACTGCATAAAGTTCTTGGAAGTTTTCGTTTACTTTACGAAACGATTCTCTAATACTATCACCAGTGCCGTCGTTACCTTCTACACCAATATTTACATCTTGTTTTGCCATTTATTGCTCCATCTCAAGTGGTATTGCTAATTTGTCCATATCAAAGTTTACACTTACTCCGCATCCACAACTTGATTGGGCATTTGGATTTTGTATATCGAACATTGATCCCATAATATCTTTTTTGTAATCTACAACAGTTCCTACCATAAACATTATACTATGCTGACCAATAATAAAATTATTACCCTGCTCAGTTACTACAAGTTCACTACCTTCTTCAATATCACGGGCATCATTAATTGTTCCCCAATCATATTCAAAGCCAGCACAACCGCCGCCCTTCATGTTTAAAGTAACTCCAAATACATTATTTTCTTTACAAATAGTATCGATTTGTTGTTTAGCTGCGTCTGTTAGTGTACAAATTGACATCGGATCTCCTTATTACAGTTATTTATCGTATCGTTTTATAATCTTAATGTTAAATATAGTTATGTTCATTAAAGAATTTAAGAAACGAACCCGGCACACTCGTAAGTCTAAATTAGGTAGTAAACATATGTATACTAGAGAGCGTACATATGTTAGCCTTAGGTGTGATAGTTGTGATGAGGAGTTTATAAGAGCAAGAGGTAGCATGGATCCCAAGCGATTGAATAACAATTACTTTCATGTTTGCTCACAATGTGATGTAAAAAGTTTTGCTCAACGTAAAGGCGTTGAAAGAAAGCATATATGGGATATGCCTGCTAGTAGTGATTTAGATATTAGTAAACTTTAGGTTACGTAACTTGCATTAACATAGCAACAACTAGGACCGTCTTCATGATCTAATCCTACTTTTGCATTTTCAAATACAGATTTGCACCACTGGTCTCTGTCATAGTAACTTACAACATCAAGTATTTGAATAACTTGGCCAGTTTCTACTTTTGTAATTGTTACATTATATTGGTCTTTAGTAACACCTTCAGATACTTCTCTAGTGTTATCAGACGTTTCGGCTGTTAGTGTGTACTCTCTCGCCATTGCTTAGTCTTCTCTTTTCCAGATAGTCCAAGCACCGTATGCAATAGCACCGTATGCTACTATACTTGCAATTGGTTTAAAAATTAAAAATGCAATACCTGCACCAATTAATATAGCACCGTCAAGTGTAGTTCTTTCGCTTAGACGAGCGTTTATCCATTTTTTAATCATTAGTATTTCCAGCCCTTCTTTTCGTTTGTTACTTCTTTTTGTGATTTTTTAACTTCAGGAAGTTTAGTTGATGGTTTTAACTTTACATTAGTAAATCCAGGTCCTTTATCAGGCCTTGGACTAATAATTTTATCTAATTTTAAATCTTGCATATATTACTCCTATACAGTATTTATCTTGCTGTGCGAATGAACGTTTCTAAACTTTCTAAAGATTTTGTGTGTCTTGCTAGTTTACGCTCAAGCACTGTCATAGCGGCTCGTTGTTTTCTAATTTGTTCTTCTAGACTTTGTACATATGCGTGTGTTGGAATTCTTTGTATTGCTCCATCTTCACCGAGCATTTCAAAGGTGTCAACACCTTGTGCTTTTAACCCACCTGCAACCCTATTAGGATTCTTATCCGAAGCCGCTGAATTCTGGGGTGCTGAGTTCAAGCTCTTGTTGCTGTACATTTTGTTTAGATAACTCATATTGTTTTCCTTCATTGTATTTATATAGAGCAATACTAGCAAGGTTCTTACATTTGGATTCGCACATGATATCTGCATATGGCAAGAATGATAGTGCATAGTCGTTGACTGCATTGTTAGGATAGTAATCACTGTGCGCTCGTAGTTTGCCTTTCTTGTGTCCTGCTTCTAATAGTGCAGGAAAATTAGGCATTGTGTTATGTGTAAAGCCTTCGGGTAGTGCTGTGTCTCTGCTGTACGAATAATGTATTGCAGGTCGCACACCACGCCAGCTATCTATTACGCGAGCAAATCTATCGTCGGTGGGACGTATATATTCACCTTCACGGCACCAGTGATGGTGTATGTCGAGTACCAATGCGCATGTGTCGACAAGTTCGAGGCTGTCTTGTATGCCCCATTTGTTCTCGTCGTTCTCGATCGTGATCGTGTTTCTCGCTTCTGGAGATAGTCTGTTGTCAACTGCGTGTTTGATACCGGCTGGACCTTGTCTGCCTGATATATGGACGTTGCACTTGAAATCTTGGAACGATTGGCCATAGCCCATCCATCTGATGCAATTAACATGATATTCAAACTCCTCTATTGATCGTTCGACGATGTCCGGGTTATCACTGGCGAGGACGGTAAACTGACCAGGGTGCATGGAAAGTCTGACATCAAGGGCTCTTGCCGTGGCACCGACTTCTGCAAACGCTCTCTCACAATATGCCACAACGTCAGGCTTACGCCAATAATAGCACCAATCGCGCTGGGTATAAACAGGAAGTACATCAGAACCGAGCCGTACCATCCGTAGTTCAATTGGAAGACTTCCAACATATTCAATTAACCTTTTGTATGACGCAATGTTGTGAACCATAAGTTCCCACAAGCGTTCTTCAGCAACTTCACGTGTCTGCCTATTGAGCCACTGTACAGTTGTGCTACGAGTATTTAGCGGGCGTTGAATTTCTTCAAGCACTTTCTTCTTCTGTGTTTGATCTGGATGCATGTACTTGCATGCAAAGCCTATACGTTTAGTTACCATTTTCTATACTGTCCATCGAGTTCGTGTGTGCCTGAATTGTAAATTGCCCACGCTATACAGTTGTACCATGCATAGTGCGCAGGATGTTGCCTTAGTTGTTTGTACCATTGTATAGCAAGTATAACACGTTTCTTAAAGTTTGTCAACCTACAAATGCCTTCTCTTGTACAAAGGTCCCTGCTTGTTTGTTAGAACCTTCTTTAAATCCCCAACCATCAAACATAGTTGCTACTTCTTTATTGAAGTCTAAATTACCACAAATCATAATCTTATGTTCACTTGGTTCTAAATTAGGCACTATTTGTCCTGCTCTTATAAACTGTGTAATACGTTTGTTATGTCCAGTCCAAGTTGAGTCTTGTGTAACTGTTGCTGTATACTTAATCCCTTGTTCTTGTAAGAAACTATCCCATGCTTGTAGTTCTTCTGCTTTACGCACACTCCAATACACATGTATCTGATCAAAGTGATCGTACGTTGTAGGGTCTCTTAGAAGCGAAATAAAAGGTGCTATGCCGGTACCTGTAGCTAACAACCATAAGTTACCGCCTAGTGCTAAATTATTAAGTGTAAGAGTGCCTGTAGGCTTTTCATTTACTATTATCTCATCGCCTACTTTGATATGCTGTAGTTTGCTCGTAAGCGGACCGTCTTGTACTTTAATACTGTAAAACTCTAAGTATTCATCATAAGGTCCACTAGTAAGACTGTATGCTCTCATTATAGGTTTGTTCTTTTGTAGTTTTTCAGACCAGTTGTTAAGACCGATCATTACAAACTCTCCTGCTATAAATCTAAATGTGCGAGGACGTTCTGTGCGTATTCGAAACAATGTTTCTGTATAATGTTCTACTTCAATTACTTTTAAATTCATACCCAATTCTCTTTGACCCAAGGATCTTCACAATTATGCGGATTTGGATCTCCGTGGAAAACACATACACAACATTCTATCCTAGGTTTTACATTTTCAATTGTAGTAAAGGTACGTGTGCCTTTTGTACCTCCTATTGTTAGTTGTTTAGATTTGCGGACTTCCCACTTCCAACTCTGTATCCAACTGTCTGGATACAACATTGGCTTCATCTTTAGTGTTGCTTCATATAGATAATCTTGATCACCAAAGTGTCTTGATTGCATCGCTTTAGGATCTTTAATATATTCGTCCCATACAAAATGTAATTGACCTGTTTTGAAACGAACAATACTACTGTTATATTTGTGCCACTTAGGACGCATTGCCCTTGTAAAGTCTCTTATAGTACACCAATGGTCGTTTTGGTATGTAATTAATTTATCAATGTTTGCTGACAGTACAACATCTAAATCCATATAAAGTATTGTACCTTTTATAGGTAAGTCTGCAGAAAACATATACGGCTTGCACCACCAGCCTTCTAATCCTTTAGGTATTTCTAGTGTTTCAATTTCAGGATTAAGATATCCTGTATCATCAGTAAGACATACAAATTTAAAATCTAAAGTACACCACCGCTTACACATATTGTATAAGCGGTTAACGTAGTCAGCATCATACTTTGTTCCATGTTTTAAACATAGAATATAAATTTGACTATAATCGTCTTTGGAATTAAAGTTAGTTTTTTGAGCAGAGCCGTGTTTCTCTAGTCGGCGTTGCTCTTTAACTTTTAACCATTCTTGTTTAGTGTACTGACTTTTGTCTATCTTAGCCATTAAATCTAATTTTCTGAGATTCGAATGGAGTATAGATAGCACTATTTGCTCCATGCTCAGCACACTCTACACTTTCAACCCAGCAACGATCAATACTTGCTTCGCGGATTAGTTTGTCTGCAAAGTTAAATGCGTGGTATGCAAACTTCTCTGCACCAACACCATCAAACTGTCTAATCTCTGCAAGTCCTTTTGTTTCAAGCAACAACAGATCATCCTTCATAGGATCATCTTTGTCAATACAAAGTTTATGATCGAAGTTATCTTCAAGCCATGCTTTAACTTGTTTCAAACCGCCAAAGTCTACTGCCCAGTTTTTGTTGTCTAAATTTTTACAACCAAATGTAAATTTAAATTGTAAACTATAACCATGTAGCAAATGACAGTGTGAATGATCTGCATTAGGTTGACGGAACACCGCTGAAAGTCCGATGTTGTGTCCGTATGTTTTTGTGCTATAATAAGCCATATGTATTCTCCTATTTTAAACGGCGGAGTGTTTAAAGAGGGTCGACGTATAAAGTCCTCTGTGTAATGTACTTATTATACTATAAATTATCTAAGGTGTCAAGTGAAACATTAGAATAATTCCAGCATTTTGGTAACTTCCAATTGCTTGTTTGATAAATTGTAAACTTACGTTTATTATATAATTCAAATACTTTGCCTATTTGGTGTATCCAATATCTAGGATCTACTGCATGTTTTGTACCAGCATCATATCCCGAAGTATCTTTATATACGTTATTAACTTTAGTAGTTTCACTATGCAGATCAAATCCTAATAGCTTTACATCAGATGATAGTTTTGCTCCGAGTAGTACTGCATATGGTCCACTTCCCCATTGAAAAGGTTCGTCCCACCTATCACTTCCAATATATGGTAAGACTGGAACTGTTCTAATTCTTTTGTATTGTTTGTAATTTCCAAACCAGTCTTCTCTAGTATAAACTAACGCATGTTCGTTTGCGCCTTGTTCGACTGCTTCTTTTACCATTCTTCTATCTACACATATTAGATGATCAACTCGATAGTCACGATGTATCGCATTACATCCGATCTTTGTGTCGATGTGTTTATCTAAATCAATATCTTTACGGCTTTCGCCATTGCCAATTACTAACATTAAAATATTTAGCGTGGATCAACTTTTAAATATATGTTATCGAACACCTGCTTTTTGTGCGTTTTGAATATCATATGCACACATGTAAACTCGCCTGTCATACTAACACGATATTCGCCACCGTGTTTCATATCGTCTGGTACTTTCATATGCCAGCCGTTTTCTACAGCTTCCCCTGGTGCTGTTGCTTGTATGTAACGTTTTGTAAATGTGTTTAAATCATGTGTATGTGAGCCATCTGTTGCGTGTGCTACGCCATATGCGGCTGTGCTGTTGCACTGATACTTCTTTGATCCTACCATATAGAACTCTATGTCTTGATCTTGTTCAATCGGATTGTTTACTACGCTAATTTTTGTATCTGTAAACACAAATGCGTTGTCAAAGCTCATGTACATTATGCCTAATGATATAATTGTTACCATGCTTAGTCCGCTTATTATGTTAGTCATTGCCTTTACTAAAATAAATTTCTTATCTTTCGTCATTTTTAATTTTCTCCAAGTCGCGACTTACTGATTTAAATTCGTCACGTACCTGGGCTAAGTTTTTACTTGCCCTGTTAAGTGTTTTTACCAAATGTCTTATGGTATATATTGTCCAGAACCACCACGTCACGGCAGTGATTGCAAACAATCCGAGTCCCACCCAAAATGCCTGTTCAAAGTTTATTATGCCTACAGTTACTAATATTAGATTGATTATCAAAAATGCTGTTGGCACCAGTCGTGCAAACAGATCCCAACGCTCAACCTGCGCCTCTATGTTGTTTATGTTTTCTATTTTTTTATTGTTCATTTATTTATTTCCTGCCTTTTGTTAACGGAGGCTCGTGACAAACTCCGTGTACTGTTTAGTACAGTGTATTTAAATATTCTTGAAATTTAATTAAATATGAGCTTTATGCAGATATCTGACCAAATGGTTTCCAGTCACCCGGTGTACCTTCACGTACACAAATCCAGCCAACATAGCCTGTTGGTCTTGGATCGCTATTCCATACAATATCGCCTTTTACATAAGATCCTGAATTGGGGATATCATTTCCTACTTGCTGTTTTTTACCTTGGAAACGTACTGGTCCTGCTGTAGTAATATCAGCATCAGATGCAAAGTTGTTAACTCCTACGCCTATCTTATCATTATATATAGTTTTAGAATGAACTGTTATTGTACCTGATGATTCAATTGACAATCTTTTTGTATCGTCAGTAATAACATCTAGTCCACTTGTAGTCCAAGTTCCAAATTTAAATCTAAAGTCATCTGTTGGATCAATTACAAATTCATGATCTAAACTTTGTATACTTACAGCACCATTAGGTTCGCTTGTACCAATCCCTAAACGCATGCTATCAGGATCATATATGATGTGTTCATCTATATTAACTCTACCTGCAACTGCTAAACTTTGGAGTGTACCAACTGTTTGTAAGTTACTTTGAGTAACTCCTTGTCCTAAATTTGTTGCACTTAATACAGGTACATTACCTATTCTGTATTCTTTATCTCTAAAGATATCTACAGTTTCACTGCTAAAAAATCTATCTGGTCCACCTTGGAAAGTTAATGAGCGTGTATTACCTTGTCCACTCCATACAAAACCTTTGTTTAGTATCGAACCGTTTTCAGCTCTGAACTCTAAGTTACTAGTTCTTTCATTTCTTACATCTGCACTAATTTCATCTACATCTAAACGTGTAGCTCTTATAGCGCCATTTACAGTAAGTTGACCTTCAACTGTTAACGGATTGTTAATAGTGTTTACACTTAATGCAACAATAGTTACTCCGTTATCTGAAACTCTAATTTGTGTATCTGTTGCTGTGTCTGTTATTCCTACACTTGAAAAGTTAGTAATCTTGCCACCATTAATATGGTCGCCACTAAGTCCTCTTTTTAGTATTTGTGCTTGTGGTGCAGGCTTTGCAGCCAATGCTTCAACAGCTTCGCTAACAGCATTAAAGCCGTTTCTCATTTCGGTAAGTTTTTGGTCTATATTGCTCATACAAGTATTTATCAAGAAACCTTAAGTAGGATGGTTTCAGGATTACAACGCCCGTTAAGTTTTGTATCTGTAGTAGCAATATCTTCTAAGAACTTGCGTAATTTAACTTTTCCTGCGCCCTTAAACTCTTTAAGTTGATCTGCTGGCTTACGTAGTGTCTTTTGAATACTTTGTGCTTCGTCATAAGCAAGTATAGTAGTACCTTTAACTTGTAGTCCACTTCCGTCTCTGCCCATTCCAGTTGGGTCAGGATTTTTAGCAACATATTTTCCTAGTTTACGTGTCTTAACATTAAACACCCAAAGTTCGCTTGCACCTATAATCTGATCTGGACTTATACTTGCTAATTTAAACTTTTCATCTACTTTAAGAAACTTCAATTTTTCTACAAGTTTAGTTGCACTCTTAGGTTTAGCCTTGCGTGGTGCTCTAGTTGCTTTAGCTGTATCAATAACAAAGTCTAATGCTGTCATTAGTTCTTCAATTGCTGTAGTAAATGCTTTAATATCTGCTTTCTTAAGATGTGCATAACCTTCTTTAAGTTGAGCCCACTGATCTTGTGTATGCTCGTCCATTTTCTTCAGCTGGCCTGCTGTTGGGAATCGTTCTAGTTCTTTAAAGTCAACTAGTTCGTTTTCATAAAAGCCTTTAAGTTTACGTGCATGTGCCTGTGTAACACCAGTCTTTTGAAAATGTGTTTTAAAGTCAAAGCCCTTTGGATCAAAAGTTTTCTTGTCGCTAATAAATCCGTCTAACCATTCTTCAAGTGCTTCTGCTTGTAGCCTAGCTTGATCTCGAATACGTTCTTGGATAGTAGGTGTATATACGTTTGCTTTTTCTTTTTCAACTTCTTGCTTTTCTTCAACTACACTTGTGCCTGCTTCTATAGCACGTTCAATACGAGCTTTCAAAAATTTTGTTACAGGAGCAGTATTACCCATTGTTCCGGGTAGACTTTCCCAATACTTGTCATGCTTTTCGTTATAGTCAGGCATGCCGTTCATCAACAGTTTTGCTGTAATGCCGGCTGTAATGCTTAGTTCAAAACTAGGAGCTGCTTTTGCTTGTTTAAGTTGTTCTTTGGTGTAATCATTTTGCCCCATCCATTGCCATACAGCTGGATACAAATCTGCGGGCTTGTAGTTTTCGTAATACCAAGCTCTTGCATGTTGGGCGGCACGATGGAACTGTTCGCCTGTCCATTCTTCCCAACCTTCCCAACTAGGTTCAGTAAGTTTATTACCACGTTTGATGCGTGGCGCTCCACGTACAACTTTCTTCTTTGGTTTTTTTGTAATTGATCTTGCAGTAGCCACGTCATAAATCTCCTAATGTTTCTATTAGTATATAGTCTAGGTTGTATTATGTCAAGAAGAAATGGTTAACTATAGTGGTTTCGAACCATTTCTACAAATATCTTTACATTTTTTGTAGGCGTTTCTTTTAGTATGCCATGTCCTAGTCCGCATACCCACCCTCGAGGATCTTCAACAGTGTCTAACCATTTTTTTATTTCGTATCGTAAAATCATTTCTGAATCTTGTAACAAAAGTGTTTCGTCAAAGTTACCTTGTACAAATCCGTGTTCGACTTTGTTAAGAGTCTTGTTAAGATCAACTGTACTATCAATGCCAATGCCTGCAAATCCAATATCAATGACTTTATTTAAACTATTGTAAGGTAGCGTTCGAGCATAGTATGCTGTATTTTCTATTTCAGAAATTAGTTTTAACATTGGTAAGTATTTTTCATCAAAAAACTTTTTGTGTATATTAGCAAGTCCACTATCGAATATCATTACAGCATCAGCACCTGCTGCTTTTTGATGTCTTATACTTGATTGTAGTAATGGTATAATTACATCTGTAAGATACATACACTTAAAGTCGTCACTTACTTTATCTTTGTTTTCGCCTAGTGCATAGTTTAACAATGTCCATGGTCCACCAACAAAGCCTACTAGACTTTTCTTGTGTGGTAATAACTCTCTAGTTGATTCTATCGCATATTCTTGGAATTTAAGATGTGTCATTGCTTTACCGATGTCACAATGGTCTTGGTAATTTTCTTCTGTAAGATGCCATTCAAACTTTGGACCAGGATCAAACTTTAAAGGTAATCCTAATCCTTCTATGTGCCAAAGTATGTCACTAAACAATATAGCAACATCAAAGTCAAATTCCTCTATAGGTAACATAGCAACTTGTGCTGCTACACGAGGAAGTTTACACATTTGTTCAAATGTCCATTGTTCTTTCATTAACATGTAAGATGGTTGATAGCGTCCTGCCTGTCTCATCATCCAAATCGGAGGACAAGATTGGTCTGCCCTGGTTAGGGCATTTTCAAATAATTTATTCATAACGAATTATTTATGCACTAAATTAAATCTTTTCACCAGCTTCAAAACCTCTAAATGTTTTAAAGCGTGGAAAACGCAAACTGTAAGTATCTGAATCTTGTGACTTAGTTCTTGCGTCAGCTCTAATTTCTATTAGCTGACCAATGACATTATCACGTTCAGCCCAGTACTCATCACGTTGAGAGTCAGTGAAACCGCTCCCACAGTTAAGGCGATAATTGTATCCATCGTCTTCTCCTTCTACTATTACGGCACCAAGTCGGCCTTCATTACGTCCAGTGCCTTCTTCAACATCAACGACTTTTAGTGTAATTTCAATAAATGGTTTTGCTTTTAACCAAGCATGTGTACGTTTGCATTCGTAGGGTGCATCAATGTCTTTAATCATTACACCTTCATATCCACCGTCTACGGCTGTCTTATTAAGCTCTACAAAGCGTTTATTGCCTTCGGGTGTACTAAGGTCTACCTCTTCCCATTCACACGCTGTAACATGCTCTAAGATATCATTGTTTTCTAGTACCCAATACTTAACTAAATTACTACGATATGTTTGTGGTTTATCCCAGCCACCTTTAAGAAAGTCTGCTAGTGGAATAAAGTCAAACAAGTGTAGAACTGAGTCAGTTGCAGCTTTACCGTCTTTACGATGCACTTGCTTCATAAGGTCTTGAAAGTCTTTGCTCATTACTTCGCCGTCTAGTACACAATCATAAGGAGCAGGTGTGCAACTTAATACATTTTCGATCTCTTTAATAATGTGTGGGAAGTTATGAAACTGTTTTCCGTTACGTGAGAACAATTCTACTTTGCCACCTTTGCATACTGCTAGTACACGAACGCCATCTAGTTTAACTTCAATTTGTTTCTTGCCAGTCATCTTCTTTTCGTGATTAGCTGAGTCATGTGCTAGACTACAAGCAAACACAGGAATCATATACTTTGATTCGCTCATAGGATTAAACTTCTTAGCAACTTTGTTTACAGTCTTTTCACTCACACCACAACGCAAGTCTTTGATTAAGATACGTCTGTAGAAGCCATTCCACTGTTCAACAGTAGCAACACTCATTACCAATTCAATAGCATCACGTGCCGCATGGCCTGTAAGCTCTCTATTGATAAGTTGGTTAGCAAGTACTTTGAAATCTCTCCAAATAAGACCTTGTCCACGCTGAGGTGTTTCTACACGCTCTGGTACTTGTTTTACACCAAATGTAACAAGTGGATCAAGTGCCATTGTGACACCTTCAAAAAATTCATCTAGTCCTTCGCCCATAGCACCAAACAGTATTGACTCTTTGTCTAAACGACTATTGTGTGCTTCTAGTTTTGCAATAATATCTTGTGGTTGTGTTCTCATGTGTGCCTCTTTAATTAATTATATATACATAATAACATCGTTAAACATATTTGTCAATCGGAAATGGACACTAAGGCCGGAATCGAACCGGCGTACACGGAGTTGCAGTCCGTTGCATAACCACTCTGCCACTTAGTGTTGGCATCGGTGCAGGGAGTCGAACCCCGGCTTTCAGTTTTGGAGACTGACGTGCTACCGTAACACTTCACCGACATAACTTTTTTTAAAACTACACTAACTTTGACCCTTTCGAGGCCTCTGTCCCTGCAAAGACACCTTATTGCAGTAAGGTGTAGTGTAGTCATAAAAAAAGCCCCTAATAAAATTAATTACTAGGGGCTTGCTTAAAATAACTTTTGGTTACAAAGTCATGTCAAAACATACCCCCGGAAGGTGGCCAACAAGTAATATATGTTGTATTAGTCTGTGACATGTTAGTATTCCTTATTTCTTATTATGTATTTATAATACATTCTTTATTGTGTTGTGTCAACCTTTTATTTTAGATTTATAATCTTTTATCGCAGATTTAATTGCATCTTCGGCTAATACACTACAATGTATCTTAACTGGAGGTAATGCAAGTTCTTCTGCAAGATCCATATTCTTTATTTCACCTGCTCTATCAAGTGTCATGCCTTTAACCATTGTAGTTAATAAACTTGAACTTGCTATTGCACTTCCGCAACCGTAAGTTTTAAACTTTGCGTCTTTAATAATTCCATCTTCTACTTCTATCTGTAGTCGCATAACGTCACCACATGCTGGTGCACCTACCATCCCAGTTCCTATGTTATCTTTCTTGGGATCAAATGTTCCAACGTTGCGTGGGTTTTCGTAATGGTCAAGTACCTTTTCGGAGTATGCCATAATATTCTATTCTCGTGTAGTTGTAATATATTTATTTATAACTATTGTCGGCTCTGCCTTTTTTTCCGCAATGTGGACAATGAAATGTTGTTCGTTCAATGCAATACGTGTCTTCCATAGTAGCGAATGTAAACCAGCCCTTGCATTGAGTGCAGGTTAAATGCCATATGATTTCTTTCACTGCATTGAACATACTGTATTTAGTTTAGAAGTTAGTGCTTAGTGATAAGTTGAATGTTCTACCTTCTTGGCTAAATCCGTGCGGTGATTCATAGTTATAGTCTAGTACATTATTAAACATTGCACTAAATCCAATTCCGTTCCAATGTTTTGTAATTCCAACATCTAACAAATGTACTTCAGGCATTGAGATTGTACTCCAGTTACTATTGTGTATATCAAGATGATTGCCTTTGTATTTGTAGTTTGTATTTAAAGTCATATCTTCTTCTAAATCAACACTATGTAAAAATCCTACAGTTAAGTTAGGACGTCTAAGTTGTTGAGTACTACCTACCTTACTATCTAAATGGCTTGCAAAAAATCTAAAATTATCTTTTATATATCCTAGTTCAATTCCTTGCGTGTTTAAATCTCCAATGTCACTTTGAAACAATGTAGTTGTAAACTGTTTATAGTCAAAACTTAATTCTTGTGTGTTAGAATGTTCAACATCAGTATATCGAGTTGAGTTTTTATATCCTGTTGAATGATTTCCTCTAAGGGTAAAGTTATCTGTAATAGGCTGTAAGAATCCTATTTTATAACTATCATACTCTTCGTCTATTCTATAATGATATGAAAATATGTCATAACTATAGTTTGCAAAAAATCCTAAGTTGTGCCAATTAGTGTCAGACGTGTCCCATAGACTGTTAGCACTTGAGATGTCATGTTTCCAATCAAACCCAACTCCCCAATTATCTTTTTTATGTTCTCCTTTGATTGCAACAGAATTACTACTGTAGTCTGCGTCATCATACTTCCTATCATATTCGTGTGTGTGCATTACTAATGAGCTTGTGCCATATGTATTGTAAGATGTAAGTCCAGTTTGGAAAGCATAAAAAGTATTGTCGCTCCACTTGTCTTCTTGTATGCTAAGACTGTGTCCGTCAATTTCAGTAAGTGTGTTTCTTGTAAATAGACTGCTTGTGAAATTTAAATTATAATCTAGCCACTTACTTACGTTTATACCAAGTGTTTTATTTTTCACACCATCAGTTTCGTCAGCACCTGCTAGAGCAGACTGCGTTTCGCTTTCATGCATTCCACCTGATACGCTAATGTCCCAATCATTTGATGTGTTCCAATAATAATTGCCGTCAATGGTATTTGCATCAGCACTAATTTTCTTTTGGTAGTTAACTGTTGTTACAAAGTTTACAGCACCTCCTATTGCGTCTGCGCCATAGTGAGCGCCTGCACTGCCTTTGTACACTTCAATTTGATGCACATTGAACATAAAGTCTTGTCCAAAGTCGTGTGCGCCTGTTGGTGTACTAGCGTCATTAATTGGAATACCGTTTAACAATACAAGTGTATGATTTGAATTTGTACCTCTAACAAATATACTTGCCTGTTGTCCTATTGGACCTGACTGTGCTATATCTGCGCCTTGAACAAAGTTCATTACACTAGGCAAATCAATTAGGTTATATTTTTGCATTTCGGCTTTAGATATCTTGTATGTAGGGCTAATTTGATCGTTAAGTTTATTCGAATTGCTTACAGGTATAACTATGCAAGGAGGATTGTCTGTCCATTTACAATCCCATGGCACATGTACATACATTGGGTCTTCAGCAGAAACACGGCCACAAAAAAACACAGCAAGAGCTGTGAATAATAATAGATATGTTTTCATAATTGTATAATAACATACTTATTTTAGTATGTCAAGTATTTTATAAGAACTGGTGCCCCCACACGGACTCGAACCGCGGACCTACGCATTACAAATGCGTTGCTCTACCAGCTGAGCTATAGGGGCAACAAATTACTTAGTCATGATCTCCTTCGTCTTCGTCTAAAACGACAACTTCAGGTTTTGGTTTTTCAATTTGATAGTATTCAATCATTTGTTCTTCTAGATCTAAACGATCAAATTCTCCTGCTTCGAGCCTTCTTAGTGCATCTCCGGCACTACTTGCTTGTTTTGTTCGAACTAGATGAGTACATACTCCAACTAAGTTCGTTCTATTAATGCCAGTGGCATCCATTGCTTCTTCAATAAAGACTCTTCCCAATATTTTTACCTTTCAAGTAAGTTGGAGCGGGTGAGGGGAATCGAACCCCTATCATTAGCTTGGAAGGCTAAGGTCTTACCATTACACAACACCCGCAGTTTATTTGGCTGGAACGATAGGACTCGAACCTATACTCTGCGCTACCAAAAAGCGATGCATTACCATTATGCTACGTTCCATTGCCGTAATTGGCGGAAGATTAGGGATTCGAACCCTAGGAAGAGTTACCCCTTCGTCGGTTTAGTAAACCGGTGCTTTCGACCACTCAGCCAATCTTCCTATTCTATATTTATTTCTTAAAACTTAGTGTATAAGTTTTTCCGTCACTGTTAAAAGTTACAGTTGAATGACTGTAAACTTGTTGTTGTTGTTCATTATAACGTGTGTAGTCTGTACACCTACGTTCTTGTTTGTAACCAATGATACCTTTTTTACTTTGCGATTTATCAGCACCAATGATGCCTCCAATAACTGCACCAGCTGCCGCACCTTTGTCGTTACCACCAAGTACTTTACCAGTTACTCCACCTAGGATCATTCCTAGCAATGCACCTTCACCTGCGTTGCCACTGCTTTGTCCGTAAATAGGTACATCAACCCAATTACATACTTGTTCAGTATAAGGTACACGATTAGTAATAGTTTTATAATGATCTTGTACTGTTTCTGCTACTGCACTGGTTGACATAAATCCAAACATTGCTACTGTTGCTAAAATTTTATTCATCGTCTTCTCCTTTTTTCCAAAATTCTCCTAGTCGTACTTTGTAGTCTTCTTTGGCAATAATTTCTACATTTGTTACACGATCGTAACGAAAACTACGAAATCCTTTTGCTTCAACTGCCCACACTGCACATACCTTGTCTGATATTTCACGCACTTTCTTTTGTGTGATTGCATCATCTTTTTTAGCAGGAGGAAGAAACTGTGGAATTAGTGTACAAGGCATTACACGCTCGTCACCATTCAGTTTCTTAAATGTAACTACTGCTACTTCTTTTTGTAAAGTTTCCATTAGTTCAACTTTTGTTGGAATACCTTTAAGATGCGCTACTGTGTCTTCTACTTGATTCATTACAACTCCTCCGCAATTCCTAATACTTCTGCCATTATAAATGCAGCTCCTGAAAACATCATTAAGTATCCTGAGTAGGCAATTATAATATCGGTATAATCGTTTGCAGCCCAAAACTCGTAACCTGCATACGCAAGTAACCCGCCTGCTACAATACGTACTGCACTTTTTACAAGACTAATATAAAAATGTTTCTTGCTTACATCTACTGGTTCAGCCATTATCGTTTCTCCACAACCATATCAGCAAGTCCATGCTCAACGGCTTCTTGTGCTGTTAAGAATGTATCAAACTTCATAGTTTCAAACAGTTCGTCATATTTCTTACCAGCTGTGTTATGCTTAACATAAAGCTCTGTAAGACGCTTGTTTACTTTCTTGGACTCTTCGAACGCTCGTTGTGCATCTTCAAACTGTAGCTCTTGTACATGTACACTTCCTGAAGTGCCTCGTGTGCCTGAGCTTACTCTATGAATCATTGTACGCGACTCTGGTAGTACTACACGCTTGCCTGCTGTTCCTGACATTGCTAAGAACGATCCCATTGAACATGCTTGCCCCATTACAATAGTACGTACTGGCGACTTGATGTACTGCATGGTGTCATAGATAGCCAACCCTGCTGTTACAGCGCCACCTGGCGAGTTAATATACAAGTTAATGTCCTTGTCAGGATTTTCGCTTTCTAAGTATAGCATTTGTGCTACAATCAAGTTTGCCATATTATCTTCTACAGGACCATTAAGCATAATGATTCTGTCTTTCATCAAACGACTGTAAATATCGTATGAACGTTCTCCGCGAGCTTCTTGCTCAACTACCATAGGTACTAAGGGCATTATTTGACCTCCATCATAGGATCTGTTGATTGTGAATCGTGCCAGTCAGTTTGATCTTTATTAAATCTACGTGACGTTGTTTCTTTACGTAGCATACCATCTTTGATTCGATATGTAATTAGTTCTTGTTTAATAACACCTTCTGGATCAGTATTAAACGCACTTACAAGTGGTCCATCATATTTGTTATTCATCGTAGTCCTCCGTCTTTTACTTTGTATGATCCTGGCCCTGGGGTTGTAAATTCAAATCCAAACGCACTGCCTACATACACACGGCCGTTATATTTCATATGAATTTTGTTTGTGGCCATATAAACATTCATAGATTCTTTATCTCTAAATTGATCGACTTCTGCTTCTGCTACTTTATCGTTATTAGTACAAGTAACTGTACATTTATCATCAAATACTTCTTTCATTGCTTCCCCATAAGTTTTAAGTTTAATACAAAGTTCTCTACCATTAGTTTAACACATACTGCTTTCAATGTCAAGTGATTATTTTCCATTTCTTGTACATGCATCGCCATAAGATTAAATGCTTCATCTTCAGATATGTTCAGTTGACCCCAATCAATAGGGTCAACTGTGTCTGCTTCAAGAGCAAGTTCTTTTAGTATCTTCCATTCACCCTGCATGTAAAGTCTCGATATCTACAGGAGTAAAGTTAGTTTGCTCAACACAAACACACTTGTATGGTCCTTCCGGAGAAGGATTAGTGTGGATATGTCCATGAACGTTTAAAACTTTACCTGTTCCAAATCTATGACTTTCAGCAAGTGTACTCGCATGCTGTGGGGTGTGACTAAACAAAAAGCCTTTGTCGCTCATGTCTATCCACATTTGAATGTCTTTGAAGAACGGTGCAAGATGCTTTGGGTTATCATGGTTTCCAAGAACAAGTCTTTTCTTACCAGGTAACTTTGCAAAGTTTGCAGTTAACCAATCAACTTTGTCGAGACCAAACAATACGTCACCACAGTGGATAACGGTATCTTTAGGACCAACTGTATCGTTCCAATTGTCTAACATACACTGGTTCATCTGTTCAATAGAATCAAAACCTCTAACAGGCTTACCGATGTAATCTTTGAATTCAAGGATACCGGCATGGTTAAAGTGGGTATCACTAATTACGAAAGTTTTTGCCATGACCGTGTCCTATGTTTGAATATACATTAAGTATACGCTCAAATTAACTGTGTGTCAAGTATTATTGGTTAATAAATTTAGGCCAAAGTGTTTCAAATATTAAACTGTCATCTTGATGTTCGAAATGGAAAGTATGTTCATAGTTGTCTGTCCAGTCAGTCATACTCCATTGGTGTCTTTCACAGTTACGTCTACACCAGGTCTTGCCTTCGTTAACTAAGTCGCTGTGAAGCCTGACACTATAGCCAGGCTTCCAACGATTCTTGTATTCAAATATTTCTATAGGTGTCATATTGTATTATTCAATGTAAAAGCGACGGTCGTTCTTCGCTATAAAATTCATCAGGATTAATATTAAATTGTGTAATACACATGTTAACAATAGTTTCTGGTACATCGTCTTCGGATGCCCCGTCTGGAATAAACAGTCCTTTTAATTGTCCCTTACTGTCTATAATTAATCCCCAATCGCTATCGCCTAAGGATTCTTCAAAAGTAATTTTTTTACTCATAGTCTTTCTCCTTGTGTTGTAAATTGTATAGTGTGATATTGTATTTACCGTTGTTCGTCTTCTTGAACCTTTTTACCAATTACTTTAAATAATCCAGGATTGACTTCTAAAGCGTGTGGCATAAGGTTATGTCTAATATAGTTTCTTCTAAATGATATGTCGTTATTACTAGGATCAGTAACGTAAGGAACATTATTAAGATTGGCCCAAAGCTCTAAGTCACGTTTACGTGTTTTTCTTAAAGGTCGTACAATATGATTTCTACGATAAGGTACAATCTTTCCTGTTCCGTTAAGACTACTAAAGATCCAAGTTTCAACACAATCATCTAATGTGTGAGCAGTAACTAAAGGACAGTCATTATGTTTGTCGAAAAAATTATATCGTTGTTCTCTCCAAAAACATTCTCTGCTTCGTCCAAGCGGTGCTGTTACTTTACACTTGTCTGTTAAAAGCGAAATATTATTATCTCCACAGTATCTAGTTACAAACGCTTCAGCTTCGTCCGAATGTCCTGTTTTATGATTATAATGAAGTACTTTTACTAGATGTTTGCGCTTAAGAAAGTCAAGTGCAACCATACTGTCAACACCTCCACTAACAGCCACATTAATTCTGTATGGTAATTTACCTTGTAGTTTAATCATACTATACCTTGTATAGTTTTACGTAATTAAGACGTGTTTCGTTTGCGCTGAATAGTTTATTTTGTGTTTGTGATTTTACTTTGGCTTTGATACGTTTCATATCGCCTACATTATGTTCGAACTTGTTCATAAAAGAAACAAGGTTATTATCCATAACTGCTGTATAGTTATAGCTCTCCCACTGTGTGCTGTAACGCTTGTCTAGTATTTTAATAACACCTTCAACAACATCTTTTTCTTTGCCTAGGTATTGACTGTCACGATACTCTACACGAATCTCTTTTGTAAGTCCTGTTTCGTGTTTGTCACGTTTTACAAATTCAGGTATAAATGCAACCCGGCCTAAGTTGTTTATAGCAACTGTATC